TGGGTCCCCTATTGGGCTGATGGAATCCGAATCGGGAGTCAAGATTTGAAATCCGGATTGGCACCCTCGTATAATCGCGGTGGGGGAAGGGTAGACAGGAGGTTATAAACCGTAAAAAATAGCTAAATTTTTGGCAAGCAATAAAAAATTTTTGGCAAGTAATAAAAAAATAAAAAAATAAAAAATAATTTTTATGGTATATTAGCACTATGGAATCCATGAACGCAGATCAATATTTACATAATTTACCAAAACTTGACCGGCAGCAACAAGCGTTTGTACATAGTTACGCTAATTTACATAACGTTGGCGCTGCGGCTAACGCTGCGGGGATAACACGCGCAACGGCGTTACGGTGGATGAAGACAGATGCTGTAGCGGGTAACTTAGATTTCTATGAGAACGAGGCGTTAATAGAACATAAGGTGTCGAGAGATAAGTTAACGGCGATGCTGTTCGAGGCGCATCGTAAGTCGGCAACTTCAACTGAAGAGGTAGCCGCTATCCGTGAGCTAGGTAAGATGCACGGTGTGTACGAACCCGAGAAGACAGTGACAGTATCAGCTAACTATACTAAAATAGAGCAGATGGAAGAACTGTCGGATGATGAGTTAATAGCTATTATTAATGGAGCGTAGGCGAGCCAATGTTATGCCAGATTTGAAGTAATATGTCCCTGTGTCAAACTACAGACTGCGGTAAGCAGACAGACAACGACCCGGCAGTATGCGATAGATGCCTCAGTAAAGATCGGGTCAAATCGATACAAGAGCAGGAGTTAGCGAGGAGAGCATTAGCACGTAGGAGGTTGCTACCGTTTGTACAGCGGATGCAGACCGACTATGATGCAGGGTGGTTCCACAAAGATCTCTGCCATAAGCTTGAACAGTTCGCACAAGATGTAATTGACAAGAAATCACCACGACTAATGATTATGGCTCCCCCGCGCCATGGAAAGAGCAGACTAGCATCGGTTATGTTCCCTGCTTGGTTCTTAGGTAACCATCCAGCGATGGAGATTATTATGTCTTCGTACTCAGCTGACTTAGCTATGGATATGTCTAAAGATGTACGAACTATCCTTAGGGAGCAGAGTTATAAGACCGTATTCAAAGAAAGTAAGTTGGATCCAGATTCCCAGTCGGTAGCGAAGTGGAAGACAACAGAGAGCGGAGCGTTCACCGCAGCGGGTGTTGGTGGACCGCTTACTGGTCGTGGTGCTCACGTTATGATCGTGGACGATCCGATTAAGAACTTTGAGGATGCGAATAGTACAACTAACCGTGAGATGGCGTGGAACTGGTGGAACACTACAGCTTATACTCGTTTAGCTCCGGGAGCAGGGTGTTTGCTTATTATGACCCGCTGGCATCACGATGATCTGTTCGGGAGACTGTTAGAGCAGGAGGCAGAGGCTAAGAAGTTAGGGATACCTACTCAGAAATGGGATGTTGTTATGTATCCTGCTATCGCTACGGAGGACGAGAAGTACCGTAAGTCGGGTGAAGCGTTGCATCCAGAAAGGTACCCGTTAGATCAGTTGAACATGATTAAGAATGCTCCGGGTAATGAGCGGAACTGGGCCTCGTTGTATCAGCAGACCCCTACGTTAGATGAGGGTGCCTATTTTAAAAAGGAGTTCTTTAAGTACTGGCAGACATCGTCAGATAGTGAGTCTCCAGATAAAGTTAAACCGGATAATCTGAATGTGTACGCAACTTGGGATTTAGCGTTGGGGCAGAAAGAGACTAACGATTATACAGCGAGCGTTGTGTTTGGGCTGGATCAGAATGAAAATATTTATGTATTAGATATAGTTCGTGAGCGTATGGACGCTATGGAGATCGTGGAGAAAATCATCGATCAGTACGAGCAGTGGAAACCGATAGCTACGGGTATAGAGCGCACGCATATGCAGATGGCGCTAGGACCGTTTCTCAATAAACGTATCCGCGAACGGAAAGCGTACTCGTTATATATCCACGAGCAGTTACCGGGACGACGGGATAAAGAGTTAAGGGCGCGATCCATTCAGGGACGTATTCAGCAGGGGAAAGTGTTCTTCCCAAGACACGCGCCATGGCTACATACGCTCACGACTGAGATGTTGCAGTTCCCAGCTGGTACTCACGATGACCTATGTGACTGTTTAGCATATGCGGGTCTTTTACTCGAAGAACTCAGTGCCCCAGAAAAAAGGATTGACAAACCAGTAGTTTCGTGGAAAGATAAGCTTAATAGATATTCAAGTTCATTTGGTGGACGTAAATCAGCGATGACTGCATAGGAGATATAGAATGACAATTCTAGTGTATATAACCGGGGAACCAATTATATTTAATGAGCGTGCCGAACTTGTTCAGTACGCGATACGTGAAGGTTTCGATGTTAACGAGGTTCTCGGTTTAGCTCAAGAAGTTAGCCTCCCAGAAGCTAAAGCACGTGTCAAATCGTGGGAGGATGGTGAACCATATGTAAAGCCTAGTGCAGAAGCTGAGGCGATGGATATGCGGTGGCAGCGAATTATAGACCAATCACAAGGAGACCAACAAGCTCGGTTTGGCTCGATCCCGCAGCCAGTAACTGAATCACTCCGGCAGCCAGTAACTGAATCACTCCGGCAGCCAGTAACTGAATCACTCCGGCAGCCAGTAACTGAATCACTCCCACAGACAAATTATATTAATGCAGAGAGGGTACCCTTTTATAAGGATTTTGATAGTGCCGAGGATTTATATAAGCATAATCTAGCCTTACAGCAGCAGTCTGATCTAGCTCAGCTAGATAGCGATATAGCTACAGAGTCACAAAGACTACGCCGTCAGCAGGCAGCGCAGGAGCAGCGGGCACAAAGACTAAGCCGTCAGCAGGCAGCGCAGGAGCAGCGGGCAAAGCTAAAGGAGCAGAACCCCGCCATTGAGTATCAAGCTGCCTTACGCGAGCTAGCTGATTTGTATCCTGACGGCGGACCTGAATACTCAGAGGCATACGCGGAACTTTCAGACGCGTACCAGACTGAAGTGTACGGGTCCCCGAGATCTGTCGACCCTGGTCTAGGTAGTCCAGCCTACGAAGCGGGGAAACTCGCAAGTCAAGTTGTGGGTGCGCCCGGAAAACTCGTGGAGGGGATCCCTGGCGTCCTAGGTAAAGTCAAGGACGAAATTTATAACTCTAAGCTCATTGAGGACTTTGGTAGTGGATATTCAGGGGAGCCAGCAGCGCCAATAGTGGCGGAACAGCCAGTAGCGCCAGTAGAGGTAAAGGTAAATGATTATGGTATTGATATAAACGACCCCAACACTCCTACTTTTGCTGAGCAAACAGGGGAGCTACCGCCAGCACAGAAGCGGTTATCAGCCGATGCAGAACAGGAAATTATAGATCGAGAAATACGTGGAATGAGGTTAGGTACGATACCGCAAGATATCGCACCAGCAATACAAGATATCGCACCAGCACCAAGACCTACTTCAGAGTATGAGACTAAAGGACCTATTGTTATACCGGAGCCGAAGCAACAGTTAGGAAAACTTTTACCAGTAGCACCAGCACGAGATTTTAATGATGGTACATATGTACGGGATAGTCAAGGTGAACTAGTAAGATCGGGTTTCGATGGCTATGCACGGACCACGAATTATGACAACCCTGTTAAGGAAGCTTGGGAATTCTAAGTATGAAAGATGAACGTAAGATAGCACAATATAACTATCAGCGATATACGCGAGCGCGTGATGCTGGGCACTTAGATTATGTGGATATCGCACGGAAGTGTGACGCGTTCTATACGGGTGAACAATGGGAAAAGAAAGATATAGATAAACTTAACGCGCAGGGAAAACCAGCGTTAACGATTAATACTATCCTTACCACAGTTAATACTGTATTAGGGGAACAGGCACGCTCACGAGGTGAGATTAGTTTTAAGCCTAGGAGAGGTGCTACGCAGGAAACAGCTGACACCCTCACTAAGTTAGCGCTGCAGATCGGGGATAACAATAAACTTGATTGGGTTGAGTCGTCTATATTTGCTGATGGACTTATCCAAGATCGTGGGTACTACGATATACGTATAGACTTCGACGATCATATTGAGGGAGAGATTAAGATTAAATCTCTTGATCCATTAGATGTAGTACTTGATCCAGATGCTAAGGAATACGATCCAGCTACTTGGAACGAAGTGTTTACTACTAGATGGCTTAGTCTCGATGAAGTAGAGATGACCTATGGTAAGAAAGCGGCTAAAGATCTTAGGAACGTTGTAGCATCACGTTCGGAGTTTGGGGAAGATACTATTGTATTTGAAGACCGGAACTTTGGGCAGCCAAATGATTTTGATACCTACGTAGATGAAGAGGCTAATCGTTCTATCCGTATGGTACGTATTATTGAGCGCCAGCACCGTAAGATCCATATGGCGTGGCATTTCATTAACCCTGAGACCGGTGATACACGCCAGGTCCCAGAGGGTAAGGATATGAAGCGTATAAAGTACTTCGCCGAGGTGAACGGGTTAATGCTGAAGAAAAAACCTATTCGGCAGATACGATGGACAGTAAGTGCTGATAACGTAGTACTACACGATGACTGGTCACCGTATGAGAGTTTTACTGTTATACCGTTCTTCCCGTACTTTAGACGTGGTAAGCCATTTGGTATGGTTCGTAACCTTATATCGCCACAAGAACAGTTAAATAAAGTATCGAGCCAAGAGTTACACGTAGTTAATAGTGCTGCGAACTCCGGTTGGGTTGTTGAGCGCGGATCGTTAGCTAATATGACTGTTGGTGAGTTAGAGACCCGTGGGGCTGAGACTGGACTTGTAATCGAAGTTAATAAGGGTTCACAAGAGCCTACTAAGATACAAGCTAACCAAATCCCATCAGGGCTTGATCGCATATCAGCAAAAGCGGCAAACAATATTAAAGAGATTTCCGGTATATCTGACGCTATGTTGGGGCAGAGTCCGGCAGAGGTTTCAGGTGTAGCACTTGAGGCGAAGACTCAGCGTGGATCGGTTCAGATCCAAACACTGATTGATAACTTGGCCCGTACTAGACACTTCCTTGCTGAGAATATGTTACAGCTTATACAACGGTTCTATAATGAGCACCGCGTGATACAGATTACCCGTGGTAATATGGCACACCCTGAACAACAGGGGGAAGCGATTAGTATTAATGCCCCAGATCCGGCTACAGGTGAGATTATTAATAATCTTACTATAGGCGAGTACGATGTGGTTATTAGTAATCAGCCTGCACGCGATACATTTGATGAGTCACAGTTCGCAGAGGCGTTGAACCTCCGTACTGCAGGTGTTATGATCCCTGATGATGCTATTATTGAGTACTCACATCTGTCACAGAAATCGAATCTGGCTGAACGTATACGTAAGATGAATGGTCAGGGTACACCTACTGAAGAAGAGCGTGCGGTACAGGAGCAGGCTGAGGCGATGGAAGCTAGATTGCTTGAGCTCGAGATGGCAGAGACAGAAGGTAAGATTGCTCAGATTAATGCACAGGCAGCGCTAACAAATGCTAAAGTACGCGATATCGAAACCGATGGCGATGACCTAGAGCTTGAAATTCATAAACTTGAACAGACATTAATGAACGCCCGTGAGGAGAGAGCTAATAAACTAAAACTAGCTAAACTTCATACGGACGCTAATATACAGAAAGCATCTACTGATGCTGGAACGAGATTAACCCTGGCCGCAGTTAATGGTAGCAGTAAGAGCGGCTAAAATTTACATCACCTATAGGAGTTTATAATGAGTAATGAAGAATTAAGTCCGTTTGATGCGGAGAATGACGTTGCGGCTATCCCAGTTGAAGATGATAGAGGCGACATAGTAGTAGAAGAGGTAGAAGACATCCCAGCGGTGGATGAACCTAAATCAGAAGAAGAGCTGATTGTTGAAGAAGCTCTAGAACCAGAACCAGAACCAGAACCAGAACCAGAACCAGCTACGATACCAAAAGCTCGACTTGATGCAGAGTTGGCAAAACGGCGTGCGGTTGAAGCTAAACTTGCTGAGTATGAGCAGTCACAACCTACTGGAGTACAGAGTGAATTTGATTTCGATACTAAAGAAGAACTATATGCAGATGCTATTCTTGATGGAGATAAGGAACAAGCTCGTACGCTTAGGGCGGAGATTAGACACGCTGAAAAGCAGCAGTATCAAGCAGATGTTGCGTATCAGTCAAACAGTACGTTAAATCAAGCTAAAGAGCAGCGTGATTTTGATGCAGCTACTGCACGTTTAGTAGCATCGAATAATGTTTTTGATGAGGCTAGCCCAGGTTTTAACGGAGATTTGGTTGATAGAACAAATGTGATGTTTGCCGGATATGTTAACCAAGGGTATACAAGATCAGATGCTATCCAGATGGCAGCCGAGACTATGCTTCAAACTGTGGCTCCCGTAGCGTTAGGTGGGGCTACTCCAAAGACTGTACAAAGTAGGGTCGCGGAAAAAGTAGCGGCATCGGCTAAGCAACCACCTACTGCAGGCGGTATGAATGGAGCTTCTGCGGGGAAGAGTAACATACCGGACGTTATGTCTATGGACGACGCGCAGTTTTCGGCATTCGTAGATAAAGAACCCGATACGTACCATGACCTCAGAGGGGATTTTGTACCAGGGTAAGTGAAATAGTACTTGACACTACTATTCTTTAATGTAATAGTAGTGTTATTAAACACCTCGCAAGCACGGAGAGTCGAGCCTCTTTAGATTAACTACCAAAGTAGTTCTTGTTATACTGGGCAAGTAAAATATATTTTGGGCGTAAAATTTACAGTTAATAGGAGCCGCCATCCTTAGTTTTTTATTTTAACTTTATAGGAGAAAGCAAAATGGCTTTTACTAACTTTGCCGCACTAACTTCTGAACAGAAGAAAGTATGGTCACGTGACTTATGGAAATATGCACGTAATAACTCTTTCATTAATAAATTTGCAGGATCAGGCTCTAATGCTATGGTTCAGCGTATTAGTGAGCTTACTAAAACTGAGCGTGGAGACCAAGCGGTCATCACACTTTTAACTGATCTTGAAGGCGACGGTACTGTAGGTGATAATACACTTGAAGGTAACGAAGAGCAGATCAAGGCATACGATAAAGTAATTCGCATTGACCAAATCCGTCACGCGAATCGTACTACAGGTCGTATGGCTGATCAGAAAACTATCGTTAACTTCCGTGAGAACTCACGTGATGCATTAGCATATTGGTTGTCAGATCGTATGGATCAGATGGCATTCTTGACTATGTCAGGCGTTGGTTTTAATTATACTACTAGTGGCGTAGCACGTTCAGGGTCTAGTCTTGCTAGTCTTGAGTTCGCTTCAGATGTAAGCGCACCTACAGCTAATCGTCACTTCCAGTGGGATGCGACTAATGGACTTTCAACTGGTGATGTTACTGCAGTAGGCGCAGCTGATACTCCTAGTTATGCTATGCTTGTCGAGATGAAAGCTAAGGCTAAAGATAAGTTTATCCGCGGTATTCGTGCAGGCGGCGGCGAGGAAGTTTTCCACGTCTTTATGTCTCCACAGGGTATGGCTAAACTTAAACTTGATTCAGACTACCTAGCTAACGTTCGTAACGCTGGTGTTCGTGGATCTAAGAATGAGCTCTTTGCTGGTTCAACTTCTGTGCTAGTAGACGGTATGTGGATTCATGAATATAGCCACGTACTAACTCCAGCAGCATCAGCTGATACTGGTGAAGGTGCTTGGGGCGTTAAGGGTCAACGAGTTCTTATGTGTGGAGCTCAGGCTCTCGCTATGGCTGACCTTGGCAAACCTTCTTGGGACGAGAAAGATTTCGACTATAATAATCAGAAAGGTATTAGTACCTCTAAGATTATGGGTATGTTGAAACCTAAGTTCCATTCAATCATCGATTCTGGCGTTGAAGACTTCGGTCTAATCGCAGTCGATACTGCTATTTAATGGAGAACTATCATGGCAATTACTAAAGATGCTGGTCGTCAGACTACACTTACTGCAGATGTGGATTTCACGTTTGCTTCGCTAACTAATGGTTCTGCTGAAGCTGCTATTGACCTACCTAATGGTGCGGTTGTAACAGGAGGTTTTGTCGTAGTTGACACTGCTTTCTCTACAGGCGCTACACTAGATGTAGGTGATGGTGGTGACGACGACCGTTATACTTCAACTGCTGTTGCAGTAACTACTGGGCGCACAGCTCTTACCTTAACAGGGTATGAGTATACTGCGGCTGATACTATTGATATTACTATGAACTCTACGGCTACTGCTGGTGCAGCACGCCTAGTAGTTGAGTATTATGTTGATGGTAGATCTAGTGAGGTACAGGCGTAAAACCCTAATGGCCCTCCCTATTGGTTTAGCGGGGGCCACCAAGTTTCCTCATTGGTGATGTGGAAAACCGACAACACTGGTCTTTTCTGGTGTTGTCCCTATTTTTTTAAGGTGTGGCATAATGGCATTATTATTTTCAAGATTAGGTATTAGATTTACCAACGGTGTAGAAAGAGGATATATACCCTCTAGGCGACCTATTGATATTGACGATAGTCTTGTTGATGCGGCACTTGCAGCAGGAGCGGAGCTCATAGGAGCCCGTCCTGAACCTACCCCTGTACAAATTACAGCGGTAGTAGATGAACCCATTGATGGGGCTAGCGCGGAGCTTATAGCAGCGCTTAAAGATATGATGGATAAGGAGAGTAACCCGCTGACAGCTAGGGGCTTGCCTAGGCTTGATACATTAAAAGAGTATTATGGTAAGGATATAACTACTGCGCAGCGTGATGCGGCTTGGGAAGCTATGTAATGGCCTTAGCTAGCGCAGTTATCAGTCGTGTACGAGACCTGCTTAATGATACAGGTAGCGTTAAGCATTGGACAGATAATGAGATGCTACGATGGCTCAGTGATGCACAGCGTGATATAGTGTCTCAGATCCCTACTGCTAATACAACTATAGCTTCGTTTACTCCGGTAGCCAGTAGTAGCGAGCAGAGTTTATCAGGAATAAGTAACTTCCATAGGCTTCTTAAAGTTATGCGTAATACGCATGATACAGATAATAGGGTCACGCTATTAAGTACAGAGGACGAACTCGGGATTATTAGTACAAGTTGGCATACAGCAGCGGTTAATTCTAAAGCAACAGCTGAAAGATATGTGTATGATTTAGTATCCCCAGATGTTTTCTATGTATACCCAAATGTAAATACGACAACTAGGCTTGAGCTAAAATATTCGACTTTACCTATTGAGGTATCTGCTACTGGCGATACTTTAGAGCTCCCAGATGAGTTCTTACCACTTATGACAGATTATATGGTGTATAGAGCGTTTGCAAAGGATACAGATTTTGGCAGTACAACTAATGCTAAAGTTTATTTAGATAATTATAATGCGGGAATAGCCGCCAGAGGTGCATCGTAAATGGCACAGGTAGCATTTGAAACTTTAGCCGATGAACTACGAATAGATATTCCAGAGGTAGTTGATGCTCTAGCTATCCGTGAAGTTCGCAATATAGCGATAGATTTCTGTGAGCGGACTCGTTGCTGGAAGTTCGAGCAGGATACTATAATAACCACGACTAATAGTGAATATGATATGGAGCCTCCATCAGGGGCGGTCGTATCTGAGATTATCAGAGTTGAGTACGGTGGCACTATCCTCGTGGGAAAACCTTATGAGAAGCTGATTAATTATACATCTGGGGCTACCCAGTATTATGGGATGATTAACCCTAAGGTAATAAGACTTTCACCTACTCCGGTAGCGGGTAAGGCACTAGATATGCTGGTAGTGCTTAAACCGTCTACGACTGCTAAACGGATTGAAGATTATATATTTAATGAGTATTCTGATGCTTTCAGGCATGGGGCACTTATGAGGCTATTTGCTATGGCTAATAAGCCGTGGACTGATGGGTCTTTAGCGGGATATCATAGGGATGAGTACCGTGATCTTATAGACGTAATTACAACTAAAAGTGAGACAGGCGGCGTTAGGACAACGCACACAGTTCAATACGGGGGCATCTAATGGCCTCGGTATCATTTAAATTATTTAAAGGTATATCCCCAAAGTTAGATCCTAAAGAGTTGCAGGGCGGGTATGCACAGATAGCCTCAAATATAGACCTTACCTCAGGTAAAATAAACCCGTTAAAATCCCCGTTAGCATCAGGGAGTAGCACAGTTTCAGCTGTTGCTAAAAGTTTATATGGGTTTCCTAATGGGGCTGGTACTTTATGGTTTGAGGATAACGACGAGCATAGCGTAGTACAAGGGGCAGTACCAGGGACTACTGAGAACAGAACTTACCTTAGTGGTGGGGCAGTTCCAGAGATGACATATGTCTCACTAAATACTGGAGTAGCACCGTTCCCTAATACTACACGCCGTCTTGGGGTTCCACCTCCGGTTAGCGCACCAGTTATTGGTACGCCAAGTACAAAGGGTGGGCATACTGCTCCAGCTGATTCAGATAAAATTACTACTGTATATGTGTGTACTTACGTTACGGACCAGTATGAAGAAGGTCCTCCTAGTGTGCCATCTGGACTTATTGATATATATTATGTAGATCAAGAAGTGACCGTTACAGTTCCTAGTACGCCAAGCATTACAACTCCTACGGGCGCACCCACACCTAACATAACGAAGGTGCGTATATACCGTGTAGCTACAGGTACGACTGGAGCAGCATATCAGTATGTGACGGAGACTACTCCGGGCAGCGTTATAACAGACGGTACGCTTACAGAGAATCTAGCCGCGTCTATTACTAGCACTAACTGGCTCCCTCCACCTCCGTTTAATACTGTGTCAGTTTCATCAACTACATACCAGTATGACTGGGCCTACCCTACAGGTGCGCTCAAAGGTCTTACTATGATGGCTAACGGCATTATGGCAGGGTATACAGGTAAAGAGATTTGTTTTAGTGAAGCCTACTACCCACATGCTTGGCCTGAAGAGTATCGGATCACTATAGACTATGACATAGTGGGATTAGCTGCAGTTGGACAGACACTTGTGGTATCCACTAAGGGCAACCCTTACCTAGTTACTGGTGTATCACCTAACTCACTTACGCAAACTAAGCTAGAGGTTAATCAGGCTTGTGTGTCTAGTCGTAGTATGGTGGACATGGGTGAGAGTGTTCTATATGCAGCACCAGATGGTATTGTTCAAGTTAAGAGTTTTGGAGCTAAGTTAGTTACAGGAGATATTATAGATCGTGACTACTGGCAGAGTCTTACACCTAGCGGAATCCACGCCTATTACTGGGAAGATAAGTATGTAGGTTTCCACAGTACTGGTGGGTTTATATATGACCCGAGCAGCAATGACTTTACTACGTTTACTCATACGGCTACGGCGGGGCACAATATATTAGAAGAGGATTCACTGTATATATCGCAGGGTACGAGTATTACTAAGTGGGCACAAGGTACCGCGGGTACGTTTACATGGAAATCTGCTGAGTTAATGTTAGATAAACCTTTAGCCTTTTCAGCAGTACAGGTTATAGGTCATCATACAGTTGCTGAACCTGTAGTACTTACACTGACTTTAGATGGGGTTGAGCAGACAGCAGTGTCTATTACAAGTAATAGTCCAGTTAGGTTGCCTAGTTACCCAAGAGTTTATAAGTACGAGATACAAGTGTCGGGTACTACTACAGTTGATTCTATAACTTTAGGTAATACGATAAAGGATCTAGGTTCCCTATAATGTCAGAGACTAAGATACCAGCTATCCCAGAACCACCACAGGGAGCTTTGTATGGGTTCCTATCAGCCGTAAAGAATGCAGTTGAAGTAAGGCTAGGGTTAAGAGGAGATAAGCTTGACAGAGCTGTAACGCTTAGAGAGCTGTTTAGTTCTGGGGTTATTACAGGTATTAGTGGTGGTATTAGTGCTCCAGTATCTAGTGGGTCAGCTTGGGGGTATACTTTAGCAGTTCCTCCAGTTGACCTAACACCCCCTCCAGCACCGACTTCATTAACTACTGGAGCTACATGGAGCCAGATATTCCTTGAGTGGGATTGGGGTACATACTCTAACCACGATGTTACTGAGATATGGAGAAGACAGGTAGGCACTGATCCAGCAGTTAATTACGGTACATGCTCTTTTGATGGAGAAGCTTATTCAGACGGATGCCAGATGGTAGCTTCTCCATCGGGTAAGGTATGGCAGGATAATGTTGGAGATATCGTTAATGCTACAGGTGATGGGCAGGAGTATTACTACTGGGTTAGGCTTAAATCGTCTGCTGGAGTTACAGGAGACCCCTACCCATCTGCAGCAGCAGGTATTTTAGGTACACTTACAAAAGATCCAGCTCATGCACTA